CATATGGAATTGATTAAAGACAGTTTACAATTAAATATTGATGGGAAGAAATAATGTTTTATACAGGTGTAGTTGAAAGTCGTTCAGACCCATTAGAACTTGGTCGTTGTCAGGTTCGTATCGTAGGGTTACATACTCACGATAAAACACAACTACCAACTCAGCAATTACCATGGGCAACTCCAGTTCAGCCGATCGGTTCAGCTGCAATGAATGGTATTGGTTATACACCAGTTGGACCAGTTGAGGGTACTACTGTTATTATTATGTTTGCTGATCCAGATATGCAGCAACCAGTTATGCTTGGCACTGTTGGTGGTATTCCTCAAGCACCACAACCAGTTGCTGATGACGATAGCGCAACTGCTATTCAGTCATATGCAATTAAAGATATTATCCTTAGAACTATTGATGGTCCAGTTAGTGGTAAACAACTAACCTTTATTGATAAAGAAACAAACAGAACTAATCTTACAAGTGGATTAGCTGCGAATATGAAAGTCCTTGGATTTGGGCTTTCTAATAATTGTAATATTGTTTCTATAGATTCATCAACTCAAATAACCATTAGCGAAGAAGTTACTGGTTATGGCGAAAACATTATTACGTTTAAACCTGCTGCAACAAACGTAGCTGCAGTAAATCAAAGCAAAGCATCAAACGTATTAACTGATGGTAGCGGTAACCCAGTTGTTAGTGGTGATGGAACTCCTATTCAAACTACACCTGCGCCAGCAACAGCAACTACACCTGCTGCGCCAGCGCCAACTGCAACTAATACTTCTATACCAACTGTCCCGCCACCAAAGTCTTCAACAAATGCAAGTAAAGCATCTGATGGTATTAAAGCACTTATTGCTGCGTGTGATAAAGTTGGATTAACTACCAAAGAACAAAAATGCGCATTACTTGGTATTGCTGGTGGAGAGTCTGCGTGGATACCACAATTAGAAGGTTTTAATTATAGTGCTTCTCGTTTAAAACAAATTTATTCATTTACAACTGAAGAAACCGCAGTTAAATTTTCAGAAGCGCCAAAGAAAGGTGTTACTAGAGAAGAATTTTTTAGTTGGGTATATGGTCCAACGCAGCGTGGTAAAGGATTCTTAGGAAATCAAACTGATGCGGATGGTGGTAAATATTATGGTCGTGGTTTTATTCAGCTGACTGGTAAAGGTAACTACGCTCGTTATCAGAAACTTGCTAATGCAGCTGGATTGAATATTGATATTGTTAATAATCCAGACTCGCTTGATGCTGATATTAATGTATCGGCATTAGTCGCTGCGCTTTATATTAAAGATCGAGTGCCGAAAGGAGTAAGTCCAACTGCGCATCCTGATTATTTCTTAGCAGCCAAGAAAGCAGTTGGCGTTAATTCACCAGACATCGCAGCAAGAAAATTAAAATTCTATGAATATTTCTATGGAGATCCTACTTCCGCTGCGGTAGAGAAAGACGCAAACCCTCCTGCAGTTGAGCCACCAAAGGATGGAAGTGACCCAACACCTGGACCATCAGAAGCATCTATTGCCAATGGTACCGATAATACAGGATTCCGAGATCCCAATAACAAATATCCCTTAAAGGACTATATTGGTGAACCAGATACAAATCGTTTGGCACGTGGTATTGTTGATGGTACTATTGTGGCTAAGAAAGACGCTTCTATTCACAAGGGTGTTCCAAAAGCCAATGGTCAAGGTAGTTGGGATCAAAATTTACCAGCATACGGTGCGCAATATCCATACAATAAAGTAATGGAAACTGAGTCAGGACATATTCAAGAGTTTGATGATACACCTGGATATGAGCGTATACATACATATCATAGAGCAGGAACATATCATGAAGTAGACCCAATGGGTACTCAGACTAATTATATTGTTGGTGATAACTTTATGATTACTGAGCGTAATGGATTTATTTCGATTGGGGGTGAGTGTAACCTAACAGTTGATGGTAATGTTAATATCTTCTGTCGTTCTGATGCAAATATTGAAGTCTCTCAAAATGCAACTCTAAAGGTTGGTAACAATTTAGATATTGGAGTTGCCAATGAAGTTACCATGGCTGTTGGTGGAAATTTCTTTATTAAAGCTGCGGGAGATTTTAAAATTGACGCTGCAAATATTACTGCAAAAGCACAAGCGGACTTTGATGTTCAAGCTGTAGGTGCTTTAGGTATTAAGGGTAATACCACAAATATCGAAGCAGTTGGGGAATCAAACTACCTTTCTGGTGGTGTCACTAAAATGGATTACTCAGAAGGTCAATTTGGTAATGGCGCAGCTGGAGCAACAGATTTGGCTAATATTGAATTAACTCCACCACCTGTAGGAGATCCATTGAATCCAATAGTACCACAATTAATCCCACCAGATCGTAGAGTAGCTGATGGTGCTGCTGCTGAAACACCTGAAGATTATGCAACACCTGAAGGTAGAGCGCAGTCAGCCCAACAATCAAGAGAAAGCGGAGTTGCTAATCCACCACCACCAGTAAATGCAGAAACACCAGCGCCAGCAGCAGGAAACTCTACTGCACCAGTACCAACAGATTGTAAAATTATCTACGCTACTACAAACTTTACTGATGACTACAGAATGTCAAAGAACTTTACATTAGGTATGTTAATGGCAGGTGGATTAAATGGTCAGCATAAGTTAGTTGATCAACAATTAACTGGTCCAGATGGTAAAATAAGATTATATACTGTTCAAGAAATTGTATGTAACCTTGCCCAAACTGCCCAGAATATACTTGAGCCAGCATTGGCAGTTCTTCCAGGTGGTATTAGTGGATTGAATAAACAGTGGAAAATTTCATCAGGGTATCGTTTGAAGGGTGTTATAAAAACTGAATCTCCAAATTCATCTCATTGTAAAGGGTTTGCTATTGATATTGCGTTGCTATCAAAGTCTCTACGAGAAACACATGAATTGGCAGTTGCTCTTGAGAAAATTCTACCTTATGATCAGTGTATATTAGAATATCGTTTCCCAGGTCAAGTTTGGGTTCACTTAGGATACGGAGTTTCTCAAAGAAAGATGGCGTTTACTATGCTTAATGATAAGACTCATACAAGAGGTAGTTTTGCTCTACTTGATTCTATTACTCCTCCAGGAGCAGTGGTAAAAGGATGACCGCATTAACATATAAAGGTGCGCTGAGTAAGGGTTTAGATGGTCCTGCTACTGGTCTAAATACTAAAGTCCAATGCACTAAGAGTTTTGTTGGTGGTATTTTAATTGGTACTGTTGGCGATCAGTTTGATGCTCATACAGTTGGTCGAACTACTCATCAAACTACACAGCGACAAATAACCTCTGGCGCATCTAAAACCTTCTTTGAGGGTAAAGCAGCAGCTAGAGTTAACGACCCAATCGCTGATGGTGACCAAGTTGCTCAAGGAAATGCAAAGACCTCGGTAGAATAACCTAAATAAGAATATGGCAAATAATACAAGAACATTCTCGGATTTAGATCTAAATTTCACGAAAAATCCCGTGACGCTAGATGTTACTCGTCGTTATGATGAGGATGCTGTAAAGAATGCTCTAAAGAATTTGATTTTAACTGGTAACTATGAGAGACCATTTCATAGCGAGATCGGTAGTCCAATTAGAAAACTTCTATTTGAACCAGCATCTCCAATGCTTGGTGCCATGTTAAAAAGAACAATACAGGATGTTATTACCTCGTTTGAGCCAAGAGTTAACATCATTGATATAATTTGCGTCGTAGCCCAAGATGATCAGACCATTAATGTTACTATTGAATTTACAATATTAAATACGACTGCTCCAATCACGCTAGATTTAACGCTACAGAGAACACGATAAATGGCAACTTCAAATAAAAAGATTAATGTCACAACACTAGATTTTGATGACATTAAGAAAAACTTAAAAACATTCCTAAGTGGGCAATCTGAATTTCAAGATTACGATTTTGAAGGTTCCGCTATGTCTGTTCTGTTAGACGTCTTGGCGTACAATACTCACTATAATGCTCTTTACAATAACCTTGCTATCAATGAGATGTTTCTTGATTCAGCAAGAAAACGTAACAGTGTAGTTTCTCTTTCTAAAATGCTTGGTTACTCGCCAAGATCTGCTACCTGCGCTAAAGCAACAATTACGCTTACAGTTTCTGCTCCTGGATCTGGCGCAACTACGTTAACATTACCATCATATACCCCGTTTACCACTACAATTGATGGTGCTTCTTATACATTCTATACTACTGGTTCAGTTGTTACCACAAGTTCTACTGGTGTATTCGTTTTCCGTGATTTAGTAATTACTGAGGGTACACCACTAACATTCAATATTAATGTTGGAACTAATACACGTTATATTATTCCAAACTCAGCAATTGATTTAAATACACTAACAGTTAGAATCCAAGACTCTGCTTCGTCATCAATATATACTACATTTACTAAAGCAGATACCTTAATTGGTGTTGACTCTACAACAAAGTGTTTTTGGGTTAAGGAGATTGATGAAGGTTTATATGAATTAACATTCGGTGACGATAATCTTGGTATGGCATTAGATGCTGGTAATATTGTTCACTTAAATTATTTCGTTTCTAGTTTAGATGCTCCAAATAAAGCACGTCAATTTACATATGGTGGTGGAACTCTAATTTCTGGCGCAGGAATATCTATCACTACAACTGGTATTGCTGCTAATGGTGCTGCTGCAGAAGATATTGATTCAATTCGTTTCAATGCCCCAAGAATGTATGCTTCTCAGAATAGAGCAGTTACTCCAGATGATTATAAAGCAATCGTTTACTCCCAGTTCTCTGATGCTGCTTCAGTAACTTGTTGGGGTGGTGAGGATAATAATCCTCCAGTTTATGGTAAGGTTTATATCTGCATAAAACCAAAAGACGCAGATAAGTTAACAACAACTCAAAAATCACAATTAATTGCATCAATCCTTGATCAACGAAATGTTGTTTCAGTACAACCTGTTATTGTTGACCCAGAGTATATTAATATTGCTCTGCATGTAACAGTATACTATAATGATCAAGCCACAAATAAGACTGCATCTGATATTGCAGCTATTGTTACTAATACAATAAATGCGTATAACGTAAATGAATTAAATCGTTTTGATGGTGTATTCAGATATTCTAAATTAAGTAAACACATTGATAACTCCGATCAATCAATTACTAATAATATTACTACTGTATTGTTGCGCAGAGAATTGAATGTTCGATATAATACTTCTGCGCAATATCTGTTAAATTTGATTAATCCAATTTGGAGTTCTGGTCAACCAGAAGAATCATTTAGAAGCACTGGATTCTATGTTGCTGGTAGTGATGAATTGCATTACCTTGACGATGATGGTGTTGCTCATGTTCGTTTGTTTAGAACTGGTGCCAATGGTATTAAGATTATTGTAAACCCAACACTTGGTAATATTGATTACGCTAAAGGTGTTGTTGACATTAAGAACTTACATATTACCGCTCTTGCTGATATTGATTTAGAAATTTCTATTCGTCCATTATCAAATGACGTTGTATCAGCGTTAACTCAAATAGCGCAAGTCGCCAAAGATCACTTAAAAGTAACTGCGCTTCCAGATCCAACTGCTTCTGGTGATTTGCGTGGTGGTTATAACTACACATTTACTCCTAGTCGTTCATAATGATTACAAGACCTAAAGTCTCGTCCATAGTAGCATCACAGCTACCTGAGTTTATCAG